ATTGAATTCTGTGAGGGAATTCCTCGGGCAACTAGTCCTGGGTACCCATTGTGTATGTACACTGAGGGACCAGGGAAAACGGATTTCTTTGGAAAAGATGGACCTTATGATTTTGATACTCCGGCATGTAAGAAACTCAAATTACAAGTATTAGCTATTATTGCTAAAGCCAAAATTGGTGAACGCGATAAACATGCTTTTATGACTTTCCTTAAGGACGAGAGGAGAAAATTATCCAAGTATGAAGACGGGGAAACTCGAATGATATCTGGAACTGATTTAGCTTTTCTTATAGCCTGTAGGATGTATTTTGGTGATTTTATACGTTGGATGATGTCTAATCGTATTAAGAACGGTAGTGCCGTGGGAGTTAATCCTTACGGCGAAGAATGGGCTATGCTCTATCGACATGTTCTTAATGGTGATGCTGGCTGCATTGATGGAGATCACAAACAATATGATAAGAATATTTTAGAGAATTTACATAGTATGTCCTTTAAAGTAGCTGAGAGTTATTATAAAGGTTGTCCTGAAGAAGATACCTGGGTTAGGCGAGTCTTTTCACAAGAATTACTCAATCCGCAATATTTGTGTGATGGAGTGATTTGGAGTGCGGCTGGTTCTATGCCTTCTGGTAGTTTCTTTACTACTATGTTTAATACAATAGCCAATAATATTTTGTTACGATATGCAATAGTTTCCGCAGCTTGTGGTAAAGATCATAGAATTGCCACTGAGGTGGATTATGTGCATGTCATTTCCTTATTGTCGAAGGAAGCTAGATTTATAGCTCTTGGGGATGACAATATCTGGTCAGTTAGGGCTACACTAAAAGAATTAGTTACGCCCAGTAAAGTTGCCCAAGTTCTTTTAGACTTGGGGTATTCCTATACTGCTGCTGATAAAACCCCCTTGGGCACCCAATTTCGTGATTTAAAATTTTGTACTTTCCTCAAGCGGGGATTTTATGTAGCTGATAAAACAGTTCTAGCCCCGCTTGATATTGATACCATTAAGGAAATGCCATATTGGACAAAGCGAAATGCCCCTCCTGACAATGAGTATGAGGTGTTAACTCAAGCCTTGTATGAATTGTCGTTGCACTCACCACAATATTTTGATAAGTATGCA